AAAAAGACCGGTTAAACTTCCTATCTACAGTACAGCCTGTTACTCCGCTGCAAGGTCTTAAGCCCGGTAAACTTCTACTTAAACCAGTACAGGTATTAGAAGTTATACTAAGTCACGAAAATCCAGAATATATAGGAGCCATTAAGTATAAACCTCTAAGTCAGAGAGGTGAATCTCTTAATAATGCTAACGCACCGATAGCGTACCCTTTAAAAAGTCATATTAAGCAGCTACCTCTAGTAGATGAAATTGTACTACTAGTAGGCGCTCCAGGAAAGAATATAAGAGAATCTGCTAACAGTAAGGTAGTGTATTACACAGATGTTGTAAATATCTGGAATCATCCACAATCTGGAGCTTGCCCTCTTACAGATACTTCAAGTACTACTAATCAGGATTTTGTAGAAAGACCTGATCTAAACCCACTCTACCCTTTTGATGGAGATGTCATACTTGAAGGACGGATAGGACAGAGTATTAGATTTTCTCAAAGTATAGAAGGCAAAACTCCCTGGAAAGGAACTTTAGGAGATCCTGTTATAATATTAAGTAACGGACAGATAGAGACTTCAAACGGGTACACACACATACTGGAAGATATAAATCAAGATTTCTCTTCTCTATATCTAACATCCAAACAGAGCCTACCTCTTCAACCCAAGAACAGTTTAACCTCCCCCCTACAATCCTACTCAGGAGCTCAAGCAATACTTACAGGAGATAGGTTGATACTTAATGCAAAACAGGACAACATCTACATAACAACCCCAGGGTTACTAGAGCAGACCTCTGAAACTACTAGAATACAAGCTAAAAGTACGTTAAACCTACAGGGAGCTCGTATCAATCTAGGGACTGATGCTAATCAGAGAGCGGTATTAGGAGATGTAATGTTAGCTGAACTCTCTAACGTCTTACTACAGGTTCAAAAATTAGCCTTAGCTCTATCCCCGTTAGGAGCCTCCTACCCAGCCGTAACCGAAGCTTCTAAAGAAGTAGTTCTAAAAGTAACCGATTTTCAGAGTAAATTAGAGACATTTAAATCAAACACTACCTTCCTACAGTAATGAGTGAGTTTGAACTACAATCCTGCGACGGTCGTCAACTTATACAGAAATTGACAGAGGTCGTATTAACTGAACTCGTGGAGGTAAGAAGTAGGGTTTGTACTGAATTTGAAAATACACTAGCAGATTTTGGAGTAAATGCAACCTCTCCTTGTTCGGTAGTAGATTTAAATTTACTTAGAGTTTTAGTAGGAAGCAACGTAGAGGATATCATACCTTTATTTACTGATAAGTTAAATCTACCCCCTCATATACTAGACCTATTAACACAGGGTTTTGATAAATTATCCGAAGAACAGCAAAAAGACGTTTTACTCTTCATACAAAATTCTGGAGTAGAATTACCCCCTTATACATCTGAAATACTAACATACCAAGGGACGTTAGCACAGGGATACGACGCTCTCACACCAAATCAGAAAGAAGATATAGCACAGTGGTTTCGCAGTAGAAGTTTAAACTTTACATCTAACTACTTACTACAGATCGCTCAATCTTACATAACTCCGAAAATAAAATGTCCTTCTCCGGAAGTACTAGAACAACTTATACAGGTATTTACAGTATTAAAGCGAATAGTCAATAACCTAGTTGTTACGTTAGAACTATTACAGAAAATCACTACAGTACTCTCAGCTAGTATAGATGCATTCTCCATATCCCTAAATTCTCTAAGAGCTGCAGTAATTGCTAACGATGCTAGTCTAGTAGCCACAGCTGCAACTCCTTCAGGCACAGCAGCTATATTTGCTAGATTACTACAAAAATTAGATAAATTAGCAGATAAAATAAGAGCAGATATACAAGGTCCGAGTAGGCTATATGGAGAAACTGGACTAGAAGGATTAACGTGTCAAGCTGCAAAAGTTGTAGATTACGTAACTGTACAGGTTCAAGTACTACAGTTATTAATAATTACCGGTGATAGCTTCCTACAATCATGTAGTGTAGCTCAGATTAATACAGGTGTGTTACTTCCAGTCAATGTTTCAAGAAGCGGGCAGACAGGAGTGGAAACTTACAGAGGGTATACTATTGAAGTACAGGTAGATCCTACCTCTCCAGCAGTAGCACCTAGAAGGTACGCTGTAGCTATAGACAGGAACGGAATAGTAGTGTTTCAAGGACAGAAGTCGTTTAGTTCTTCTACCGAGGTATTAATACAGGAAGTAAAATTTGCAATTGATCAACTAAGCAATTAAATCTATTTATTATTATGAAAGCTAGTGAATTTAAGAATTTAATTAAAGAAGCTGTAAGAGAAGCTATCAGAGAAGAACTCTCTGAAGTTAGAAGAGATTCCCCACCCCAACCTCCTGTAGAAAGACCGCAGTCAGTACAGTTTGCAGGAGGAAATCCTCTCATGGAAGCTCTTAACGTAACTAGCCGCTCTATGACTTCAGAAGATTACCGCAGTATGGGAACAGCAACAGCTAATATGGCTCAAATGTTTGACAGAAGTGCTTTCATGCCTAAGCAAGCTATTAAACCAGTTTCTGATGACCCAAGAGCAGTAGCACAAGCAGTAGCAGCAGCACCTAAAACAGGAGTAGATCTATCTCAGTTAAGCTTTATTAACAAAGCTGCAGCAATTGTAAATTTAGCAGATAAGAAGAAACATGGCGTATAACGTAGTAAAAATAGATCCTCTAGATTTACAGCCCAGGAAAGCTGTAGGAGTCTCTATTCCCTTTTCTGCGAAAGCTGTGTTTAATTCCACCTACACTACTCAAGACGCTATTAAGACAAACCTCATCAACTACTTCTTAACCGGTCAGCAAGAGAGAGTATTTAATCCAGAGTTTGGAGCAAGTCTACGAAACCTACTCTTCGAACAGATCACAGAGCAGTCTATTGAAAGAATTTCCGAACAGGTTAAATCAGGACTTAATAGATATTTTCCTTCTGTAGTTATCGGAGAAATGCTGCTAGTACCCTCCCCGGATACGAACACTGTTGATTTTTTACTGAAATACTCTGTAAAAGACACTAACATAGAAGACCTTATTACTATTAATTTTGAGAACTAATGGCTCAGCAGAGAGAGATAAACTACATCAATAAAAGCTTCACTGACTTCCGTCAGCAGCTAATTGATTACGCTAAAAACTACTTCCCAGACACTTACAACGACTTTTCTCCTACATCACCAGGTATGATGTTCATGGAGATGGCTGCATACGTAGGAGACGTACTCTCTTTCTACCAAGATATACAACTACAAGAAACTTTCTTACAGTACGCTCAAGAACCGGGCAACTTATATAGTTTAACCTATATGATGGGCTATCGTCCAAAAGTTACAAGCGTAGCAACAGCTAACCTAGACGTGTACCAGAGAGTGCCGGCAACCTTCTCAGGAGGACAGTATTTTCCGGATTACAGCTATGCTATAGTACTAGGTAAAAATACACAACTTCAATCTACAGCAGATACTTCTGTAAAGTTTCTAATACAGGATGCAGTAAACTTTTCGTTTTCTAGCTCATACGATCCGACAGAAGTTAGCGTATATTCAACAGCTGGTAATACAGTTACTCAATTTCTCTTAAAGAAATCTATACCAGCTATTTCTGCGGAGATTAAAACAGTAACTTACACTGTATCTTCACCGGAAAGGTTTAAGACTTTTACTCTTACAGACACCGATATTGTAGGTATCCTTGAAATAGAAGATAGCAGTGGTAACACTTGGACAGAAGTACCATATCTAGCACAAGATACCGTATTTGTAGAGCAGACTAATACCAACACTGATTCTCAGACAGTACCTTATGTCATTACATTACAGCAGGTGCCTAGAAGATTTGTTTCTCGCTTTGATAAAGACGGTAACCTACTTATTCAATTTGGAGCAGGAACATCAAATGATGCTGACACTATTATAACACCAGACCCTACTAATGTAGGTTTAGGAGATGTTACAGTTGGAGTATCAAAAATAGATAAAGCCTACGATCCTTCAAATTTCATGTTTACAGGTACATACGGGCTCGCTCCAAGTAACACTACTCTAACCGTACGGTACCTAGTAGGAGGAGGAATCGCCGCAAACGCACCAGCAGATACTCTAACAACTATTGTAAACAGTACAAGAACAGCTATAAATACCGGGTACGAAAACACATTAGTTATAACAAACCCTCAACCAGCTACAGGAGGTAAAGATGGTGATACCTCTGAAGAACTTAGACAAAACTCTTTAAAAGCTTATAATGAACAACTGAGAGCAGTTACTCGAGAAGATTACACAGTTCGTGCACTATCTTTACCATCTCAGTTTGGATCAATAGCTAAAGTCTTTGTAACTCAAGATCAACTTAGTAGTACCGCCTCTACAACTGACGTTATTATTGATAGTAATCCTTTAGCATTATCGATGTTTGTATTAGCTTACACAAACAGTAAGTATTTAACTACCGCTACAGATACTCTAAAGGTTAATTTAAAGAATTACCTATCACAGTATAGGATGCTTACTGATGCTGTTAATATTAAAGACGCTTTCATAGTTAACGTAGGAGTACGTTACGATGTAGTTATTAGACCTGGATATGTAGGAAGAGATGTACTTGTAAAATGTACAGAGGCATTAAAAGACTACTTTAATATAACTAAATGGAGCATAAACCAGCCAGTAAACCTATCAGAGGTGTACACTTTATTAGATAGAATTAAAGGCGTACAGACTGTTCAAAAAGTAGAACTCTTTAATAAAGTAGGAGGGGACTACTCTCAATTTGCCTACGATATAAAAGGAGCTACACGAAATAACATCGTATATCCATCTTACGATCCATGTATCTTTGAAGTAAAATACCCAGATATAGATATTGAAGGTCGCATAACTTCTCTCTAAAGTATTTATAATAGACTATGGCGATCTACAGAATTTTCCCAGATAAAACAGCTACTCTCTACTCCCGTTATCCACTCTTTAACACAGGTTTAGATGAGATTATGGAAGTGGATTCCTACTATATAGGAGATACAAGCTATGTTGCACGATCTTTAATTGCTTTTAACACACAAGAGCAAAAAACTTTAATTGAAGGAGAAATTTCATCTTCACTTGCTAAAGTAGGATCCTCTTATTTAAATTTTTCTGCATCTCTAAGAGCTTACTTAGCCGACGGTAACGAAGCACCGATAGAGTACACTGTAGAAGCACTCCCAGTATATGACGACTGGTCTAGAGGAACAGGTAGGTTTGGAGATATTCCCTACGCAACTGATGGAGTAAATTGGGTTTATGCAAACCCTAATGAGTACTGGACTAGTCCACTAGCATCAAATACAACCGCATCTTACTCAGCTAGCGCAGATGTTGTAGGAGGAACTTGGTATACTGGATCTGGAGGTATTAATTTATACCACTCTCAATTCCACAGTGTTAATTCTACGCACGACCTAGATATAGACGTAACTAAAACCGTAAAATTACACTACTCTCACTCTATAGGGCAGACTTTATACGGAATCCCGAATAACGGCTTTATATTAAAGCTTACTGGGAGTTTAGAATTTCAAAATACTAGAAACACTTTCTTAAAGTACTACTCAGCTAACACTCACACTATCTATCCTCCTTTTCTTGAGTTTAAATGGAGCGATTATAGCAGAGTAACCACACTGCAGGCAGTTACCGATGATAACATTGTAATAACATTAGCAAATAATAAGAGTATCTACACAGACGAAGGTAAGCAAAGATTTAGACTTAAAGTAAGGCCTCAATACCCTACTCGCACGTTTGGTACTAGTTCTGCCTATCTAACCAACTTTGTACTACCGGCTACATCATACTGGGGTCTTCGAGATGAGAATACAGAAGAAATGGTAATAGATTTTGATCCAACTTACACCAGAATCAACGCAGATAATAGTGGAAATTATTTTGATGTTTATATGAATGGACTACAGCCTGAACGCTATTACCGCATACTAATTAAAACTGAGATAGACGGTACAACTGCTGTACGTGATAATTCAAATGTTTTTAAAGTAGTAAGAAATGGCTGAGAAAGTACAGGTAGTTAAAACCGTTGTAGATAAAGCTTCGGTGAATAACGTCCTAGATATAACATTCAAGGCGTTTGCCACCCCTGTCCCTAACGTAGATACAGATACAGTAGATGAATTATTTAGACTCTATATAAAACTTTACGCAAGGATTCCTATATTCGGTAATATTAACTCTCACGAGTACTTAGTTAAAGAAAGTAGTAAGCTATATAGAGAACAAATAAACGCTGTAGAAGTTCAACCTCTACTAGATGAAATTGCCAACCTACGCTTACAATTATTACAAGCAAATCAACAGATAGTTGAACTAACCTCACAGTCATAATGGATAACGTAGTTTACAAAGTAACACCAGGAGAACGAGGTAGCTACCAGGAAGAAACATATTCCTTAAACGATCTAGCACTACTTAATACATTCCCGGTCAACAGCCGTTACACTATTGAGAAAGATTTTATAGAGCTACACGTATATAGTATTAGTGGAACAAGATTAAGGTCCATATACAACTATGCAAATGAAAAACAGCTTCTTGGATCTGAATCTGCAGGAACTGAAGGTGCAAGCACTCTATATATAGATCCAGCTACAGATGCAGTAGGATTAGGTTATGATAAAGGAGGAGTTACTTTACTATATAACTTTCTATCTTTAATAACCACCAACACTCTTTTTATAAACGAGATCTCAGAAGATCGTTTAGAAGTAAAAGCTACTATACTTCAACAAGATGAGACTACTATTTCATCTATACAGAGCTTTATAGACAGGTTACAAAGCACCAGCTACTTACTAGATTTTAGGTTAAACTTTTTACAGAACGACTTACTAATTGCATTAAATATTGCATTAGACAGTAGTAACAACGTATTACTTAAGTTATACGAACCTCTCCCAGAGATATTTAGCTTAAAATCTCAATTTAACCTTGTAGAAGTAATAGCAGATAGCGTCTCGTTTGAGGTGACAGCAGAAATGCTTCAACAACCTGTTGAGTACCCTTCTCTAAAAGGGCCTAATTTTACTTTAGAGTTAAGAGAAGAAAATGTACTATCTACAGAATACTTAGATTACACTGAGCTATTTACCTACCCGGTATCTAGTAGCTACAACAAACTTCTAACACAGACTTCAAAATTAGGAGTTGATATCAACGTAGATTATACCGACTTTCAAAATTTTATACATTTTTCTTCCGCTAAAGAACGCTTAGATAACTTCGTTTACAAAGTAGGATTAGTACAGCTTTATGAAAGTAGTTCTTTAAGTCTATCAAACACAGTTGGTACAACTGCTCAAGCAACAGTTAGTCAAAGTAAGCTATACTATGACTCTCAAATAAGCGGAATTATCAGTAAATTTGACGGCTTTGAAAAATACCTCTACTTTGAAAGCTCAAGCTTTACTTACCCGAAAACAAACAGTACAGAACCTTATATTAATGCACCCACAGGTAGTACAGCTACTGTAAACTGGTATACAAGCCTACAAGCTAGCGCCTCTCTATACGACGAGCTAAACGAAAACAATCTAGTATATACCATCCCAGAGTTTATTAGACAGGACGAAACTAACGCTCCTTACAGTCTATTCCTTAGCATGCTCGGACAGCATTTCGATAATATATGGATATATACCAAAGCAGTTACGGATAAGTACAACGGGGATAATAGGTTAGATGTTGGTGTGTCTCGAGATTTAATAAGAGATACACTACGGTCATTTGGAGTAAAACTATACTCTTCTAACTTCTCAGTAAGTAACTTAGCTTCAGCTTTTCTAGGAGAATGGTACGACAGCGGTTCAGAACAGATTAATACATTTGTTACTGCATCAAATCAACCAACTCCCGATAATGATATTATACAAGAAACTTATAAGAGAGTTTACCACAACCTCCCTTACCTAATTAAAACAAAAGGTACCGAAAGAGGTCTTAGAGCCTTAATTAACTGTTTTGGCATACCTTCAGATTTTGTACAAATTAGGGAATTTGGAGGAGTAGATAGAGACGGATACCCGGAGTACCTTACTACAGAGTTACAAGCAATTCTGACAACTCAAGCATTTCAAGAGCTTGTTACCCGTCAAGAAGGTCCTCACTTTGGACCAGATTACGAGCCTGTTGATAAAATTCGATTAGTAAACACAGGAAGTTTAATCAACGGAAATACTCTATCTAGTTACGTATCTACTGTTAAACCTCAAGACAACTATACTCAAGATAGTCATCTTTTAGAAGTAGGTTTTTCTCCTGCTCACTCTGTTAACGAGTTTATACAGAATAATATAACTTCTAGTTATAACGTGGATAGTTATATAGGAGATCCTAGACAATCTGGAGATAGGAAGTATTACGACTTAGAGAAAGTAAGTGAGAGTGTACTAGGAGGCTTGACAAGGTATAATGTATACGATTTTGTACGGCTAATCAAATTCTACGATAACCAGCTGTTTAAAATGGTGAAAGATTTTGTTCCTGCTAGAGCTACAGCTACAACAGGAATTATAATTAAACCTCACCTATTAGATAGAAGTAAGTACGCACTTCCAGTACCTGAAGGTACTCGTCCAGAGTATACTGCATCTATTGACACTGCTTTTATAGATGGAACAAATGGAGGAAGCCTTAAGGACTTAGATACATCCTATACTTCCTCAATACTACATAAAACAGGGTACATCACTCAGATAAACAACACTCAAGTTGCAAGAATAAATGGAGAATTAAGTGGAAGCCGTATTCAAGTAACCTCAGGAGAGCTTAACGATGAAAATCCTTTTAAGAATCCATTGCAACCAGAATGTACGTACACAGTTACTGAATACGTAGATGGAGATGGAGGCATAAACGCAACAAACTATTTATACGGCTTTCCAGTAACAGCCGGTAATATCTCTATATTCTGGGGTAGTGCTAGAGCAGGAGGTAACTACGTACAGTACATGAAAGTACATTTCGTACCTAGTACAGGAGGAGTTGATTTTGAAAACAGTTTTAGAGCAGGCTTAAAGTATATCATTGTAGGCACGACTGCATACTACCCAATCGACATCTCTCTAGGAACTCAAACTGCTATTTTAACATTCGCAGAACCTTCAGCAGCTCAAACTTCGCTAAACCCAGCAGCATTTCCTTTAACTACCACTCAACAGGTAGCCGTACTACCTTTTGTACTTGAGAGATTTGATAACAGTGACTACAATGCACTAATAAACAATGCCGATGAGGTAGCAAACTCAGCAAAACTTTATAAGGTTGATTTTGGGTACGGGGAGATTGTACCTACGAATATTGAAGCACTGAGAAATAATTCAGCAGATAAAGCTGATGTTCAAGAATACCTACATAATAGTTTAGGAATGACTAGCGGTAGGTATATAGGGAAACAACTATATGGAAGAGAAGTTAATGAATTCGATATTAACACAGATACATCCTACGGTCAATCGCCTGTACTTGAACAAACTGTACCATATTTTGGAACTTTCGATCAGTTGTACGCTACTCCGGATCTATATAACGCAGTCGAAGTATCTGTACCCTATGTAACATTCGAAAACGGAGACCTAATTCAAACCGGGCTAAGTATAGAAGCTAAGAGCGATATGCAATACATCTTTACAGAGAATAAATTTGTATCACTGTTAGTTAAATCTTCTCCTAATGCAGCTACTAGATTTACAACAGTAAATAAGGAGTATAAAATTAAAAAAGGAGGTAAGAGATTAGAAACTCTTTTAAATACCCAGAGCGGATCTTTAAATGCTTTAGGGGAGTTTGTAAAAGGAGGTTTCGACGATAGGTTTAACTTTATTTTCTTCGGAGAAGATTCTGACGTAGTAGAGTACCGAATGGATGGATATTTCTCCGGAAGTGTAAATAGGGCAGATCAGTTAATAAACTCCACTACTACCTATGTGGATTACGTTACCAGAACACCAGACGGCTCAGCCGCTGACTGGGACGGTACTAATAATGCTTACTCTCTTGATCTACAAGCTAAATCTCCGATTACCTATAAATCAGAAGTAGTTTTAGAATTTGACAGAGACGGTACAGGGTGGGGGAATGATATCTCCGTAGATATATCTTTAGAAAGATACGATGGTTCATTATGGAGCACCGTACAAACTAAAACAGTTACTCCTAGTTGGAACCGGTACAAGTTAGATTGGACTCAACCTGACGGAATTGATATTATAGGTTACTACAAAGAATCTACAGGTATATTAAAAGTCTTCGTAAAAGTATCCTTAGATTCAGGTGCTTTAAACGGATTCGGCGACAGTACAGCTCCTGAAAAACTTAGAACAAAAATTGTAAATAATAGTTCTGGAAACGACGATGTATTTCTTTTAAATTACGCAAAAGGGTACTACAATAGTAGTAACAACAAATATACAGTAGAATTCCGTAATACCGGTAGAACAGCGGATCCAGCCGGTGAAGTTAGAGTAATCTTTGGCCCAAAGTTTCAAACTTACCCGTTTGATACAAGAAGTACATTTAAGGTAACTCAAGAGATACTTCCTCAAAAAACAGTATCTTTTAACAACTACCCCAATAATCCACCTTTTGCTCCTGCACTACAACATCCTACAGCTAGTGCGGGAACTTCTATAGTTTCAAGCGGAAGCAGCTCACCCTACCTCTGGGTTAGTTCTTCTATCGGCGAAGTACTAGGAATGGTACAGAGCTCAGATGAAATGGAAACTTTAGGATTTAGACAAATTAACACCCCTTTAAACTTCCAGATTGGAGATGAGATTAGGATGGGAGGACAAGAGCAAAACGTATTTGTTATTACAGACATCTGGACTAAGGACGATCCTAGATTAGAAGCAAATAGTTTACTTTCAAATAGAGACGATAAAACTCTCGTACTTAAAGTAGAACCTCCTGTACCTTTTGGCACTAATAACTTTAACCTAGTTATTAGGCGGTATGTAGATGATCCTACCAGAGTAATACTCTACGAACAGAATCCTAAGTCTTTAGACGAAATAGGACTAATTACTCCTAAGTACATAACACCTACTCTACGTAAGAACTACGGAGATTATTCAGCGAAAGCGTTTACACAGATTCAATAATTGTAAAACATTCAGACAAGTCTATTTATTATTAAAAATAACCTACAATGGCATATTTAAGCAATGGCACAGTCACAGTTGACGCTATCCTTACCAAGAAAGGTAGAGAGCTTCTAGCAAGAGGTGACGGTTCTTTCCGTATTACTCAATTCTCTCTCGCTGATGATGAGATTGACTACACTCTCTACAATACAACTCACCCTTCCGGATCTGCTTACTACGGAGAGGCTATAGAAAATATGCCACTACTTGAAGCATTCCCAGACGAGACTCAAATCATGAAGTATAAGCTAACCACCTTACCAAGAGGTACAGCTAGACTTCCGATCTTAGATCTAGGTATTTCAGCAGTAACATTAAAGCAAGGTGCTTCACTAGCTATCACTCCTCAAACTCTAAACTACTTAGGAGCTAATCAGACTTTTGAAGTAAGCGGATATGTTGCCACTATAGCTGATGCTAGACTATTTAATACGATTAACGGAGTAGGAATTAACACAGAAGAAGCAACCAGATTAAATCAGACTACTACTTTAGGTACTAATGTATCTAAGACAGTACTTGGTACTTCAATTAATCTTACAGCTACTACAGTTAACACACTATTCGGCGCCAACACCACTCTACAAACTACCATTACGATTATTGGTAGAGATTCAGGAGCTAGAATAACCATTCCAGTAACAATTACTAAAGTAAACTAATAAAATATGTCGTTTAAAAGATTTGACGCTGAAGATTTAGTAGTGAGTGCTGAGCCGGTTTCTACTCCTGTTTGGAGTACCGGAGATCCTACCTTAAACACCTTCTTTACCTCCTCAGTACAAGCTACCTTAGAATCAGGAAGGTACTACCTAGATATCTTCCAAACTGGATCAACACTAACAGATGCAGCAGTTCAATTTTCAATCACATACGGAGATGCTGTAGGATCTGGATCTGCTCCATTTAATGCTGCAGTTATTTCAAAATCTCCTTCCTCTACAATCTACGGACAGTACAGAACTCTAGTCTTAGGAAGTGAAGATAGTCAATTTAACTTTGGAGGAACAACCTCAGAATACTTCTACGCAATTGCTATAGATAGAGACCGTTTTAAAGAATCAATCCTACCAGGTAGTTTTAACTTACTTCTTTCAGGATCAGCATCTACTAAACTATACCTAACAGATAATAGTTTAGATGTAAGTAGTATTAGTTACAACGACGCCGGTAGAGTATTCCAACTCGTAAGCGGTTCTAACGGAACTGCATATTCCGGTACAGGATACTCCCCAGGTTCTGGTTCGTACGGATATATGCTACCAGACATCGGTGTGTTGATTTTAAATGGAGAAGCTTTAGATGAATCTTCTGCAAACGGAGGTCTTGGACTAGGAACTTCAAGAGGAGCTACAGACGCTAAAAACCCAGCTAAACTCTTTAATGCAATCAAGCGAGGTGCGTCATTCCAGTTGAATAATAAAGAAACTATCTCATCTCAGTTTGCATTCGTAAGAGTAAGAAATAGTGAGTTTAATTATTCAACAAATCCTTCGTATATTACAGGATCAGGCGATTTGAGAATTTCAAATATGGTTAATGCTCCTCAGACTTACATCACAACTGTAGGTATGTATAACGATAACAACGAGTTGCTTGCTGTAGCAAAGCTATCAAGACCTCTGTTGAAAGACTTCACCAAGGAAGCATTAATTAGAATCAAGCTTGATTTCTAAATGAATGAGTGCATTTATAAAACTCAACAAGCAAGACGTATTTGTTACCTCTTATACCGCGTATAAGAGCTGGGTAGTTAATAGTGCTAGCTTTACAGAGTATGGAATAGATGTACTGGAGGCCGAAACCGGATCAACAGGTACCCTATTTAACCCTTCTTCTGCGAGTACTACAGGTACTACAAAGAACCAATACAAACAGCTAATACACAGCTCCTTAGACCACCTATACTACTCAGGTGTATACACAGGAAATACTTTAACAAGTTCTTACGAGGATTACCCACAGACTACTTTATACCCAAGTACTTCTAGAGACTTAGGAAACCGAGCACTAGTAGTAACCATTCCTCAGAATATCTTTGGATCTGCAATTAGACCAGGTACTTTTACCCTAGGTAACAGCGTTCCAATACTTAATTACGTATCTGGGGGTTATGTACAGATTGCATATGTTACATCTGGCGGAATAGTAGATTATAATATTTACGATAACGGAGAAGGTGTACTCTTAGAGAGCGGAAGCTTGCGTAAAGTCGGTGACATTATTTACTCACATGGACTAGCTATTATTACAGATACAGGGTCTATCGCCTCCATTCAGAGTCTTACAAATTGTACCCCATCGGTCACAACCTTTAGTACCTCTAGTTATCTGATACCGGGTTACCTTTCAGGTAGCTACATGACAGGTTCTATAGCAGCATCAACTGGCAGTGCTACAGGAAGTTACGAATGTGGTTACAATGTCGGATGGCAATCTACCTATACTATATATACACATAATTACAAGTGTACTGTCCGGGAACAGGAATTAAATTATTCTCAAAACCCTAGCGTAAAGTCGGGTAGTAATGGAGATTTATATAATTTTGCAACTGGAAGTTATTTTCAACCGTATGCAACGACAGTAGGTCTCTACAACGACTCTAACGAATTAATTGCAGTAGGTAAACTATCTCAACCAGTTCCTAAAAGTAACTACACAGATACCACCTTTATAGTTAAGTTTGATATTTAACTTACTTATTTATTAAAAAAACGCCATGGCAATTACTCTAAGAGATAACACAGCAGGTAACACCGGAAAAGGATCAGAACTAACGTATCTAGAAATGGATACAAACCTTGAGTCTTACTACTACTCAAGCTCTTACGCTAGTGGAATCTTATACCTACACACAACCGGTAGCGATACTCACTCAATTGATCTCTCAGGTTTTGTAGATGACCTAGAGACAGGTTCACTAGTTAGAGTTTCTGCACTTAATACAGCAACCGGATCTTTTATCACTACTGCATCTGCTGCTCTTAATGTAATAACTTTTACAAAAGGAAACGGTACTACTTTTAATGTAACAGTAAATACAGGCTCCGCAACAGGCGGAACTACTTCACCCGGAGGATCCAATACACATATTCAATTCAATCAACTAGGTAGCTTCGGCGGAGAATCAGCACTTACATATACTTCAGCAAGCCAGACCTTAACCATTGATAAGTCTACAGCAGTTACTGCTGCTTCTCCTAATATTAAACTTTTAGGAAATTCTTCAACTATAGGAGACCTATCAGGTGTAATCGCAGCCTCTGCAACTACTCAAAATACTGCACCCGCTTCTATAAAATTTAGAAACGCATCTACTCATGGATTAGGAGATTACTCGACTGATGTTATCTTATCTACAGCTTTATATGACGGAGTTAGTAATACTAATGAAAGAACTGCACTAACTCTATCTGCATCTGGAGATGCACACTTCAGTTACGATATCTTTGCTCCAAACTTAGATAATGTTACCCAAGCTAATGTTGTAGGATGGAATTCTTCAACAGGAGAATTAACTTATTTTACTACACCTTCTAATGTTTTATCTCGCCCTACTAGTGCTACCAGTGTAGTATTTGATGTAGATGTTAATGCAAGTTGGACAAACTTAGCTACATCCACAGGACCTAACCCGACCTCTGCGGGACAATTTACAACAAACTCAGCAACACCAGCTTCAGTTAACCAGATTAAAATTAATAAAACTGCAAACTCGAGTGTCGACCAGAGTAATCAACTAGAAGATCTAGCAGTATCCAGTAGTATAACTATCACCCAGGCAGGCGGTGGAGCCGGTTATGGAACATATCTAATTGTTACCAAAACAGACAACACCTCTTACATGACTTACGACGTAACTGCAGTAGGTAGCTCAGGCGGCACATTTACTAGTACTGCCATATCTACTATTGATACTCTTGGAACCGGGGAGTATGAGTACGTACTCTCAAGTGGATACAATTGGTTAAGTATCATAAATAACGGAAGCAATTCAAACACTTTTAGATTTAAAGTACCTACTAACTCAACTCCTGGAAGTAGAGTGGTAGCAGAAACTCAAATTAATGCTAGCAGCTCAACTAATGTTTTTGTTACCTACCAAGCCCGAAGCGGATCAGTTTCTTCAACAGGACAGGTGAACAAACCTCTATACACTATCGGATCTTCAGGTACTGCTACTACTATGGTACTTGACACTAACGACGTAGCTGTTTTAGAATTTACAACATGGGGAACTGGTTCTGCTGTTAACTACGGGCTAGTACCTGTAGGCGCAGTACAAGTGTACAACGGATAATTATAAGATATGACTGAACCTACCTGGACTTACAAGGGTAGGGGTATCACTGAGATTTCTGACATGCCAGAAGGCACTTACGGATTTATCTATCAGATCACCCACACCCCTACCAATAAAAAATACATCGGCAAGAAAGTCATGTACTTTACCCGCAAGGTAAAGCTGACTAAAAAAGAGATTGCCGAACAGACTGGTCCTGGCCGTAAGCCAACCACCAAGCTCGTTACCAAAGAAAGTGATTGGGCTAATTATTACGGATCAAATAAAGAGTTTTTAACTCTAACTAAGATTCATCCTAAAGAACAATTCCAGAAAGAAATCCTAGAGTTCGTATCAACTAAGAAAATGCTTACTTACTTTGAGTGTAAATATTTATTTAAATACGATGCT